CGATACTTCGTCGATGTCTTCCTTGTTTTTAAAACCGCCTGACAATGCGGCAGCTCCAAGCCCAAGTCCTACCTTAGTCAGCATGCTCATGCCCGGAGCCGCAGCAGCCGCAGCCGCAGGGGCCGCCGCAGCAGCCGCAGTTGCGGCTGCTGGAGCCGCAGCTCCAAGCGACGCTGCCGCCGTGCCAGGGGCCGATGAGGAACCGAACAGGCTCTCAAAGAAGCCTGGAGAAGATGCCGCAGGGGCCGCAGCAGGAGCCGCCACAGGGGCCGCACCTGCAGGAACAGTCGAAGGGTCATACGACATTGTCTGATTAGGCTGCAGTGAAAGCAGGCTTCGGGCTGTGCCGTCATATTGAGGCCCGTAATCGGAGCCGCCCACTTCTATGCCGGGCTGAGAGGAGACATTCGCTTGCGGGTTGTTTCCAAACGCGTTCATCGCAGCTGCCGAAGCTCCTGAGGTGAGGCCCATTTTTAAGGCATCTGCCGTGCTGAGTCCGCCTATTTTGCCAATGCCAAACCCCGTAAGGCCGGTGGCCAGGCCCGTGTTAAGTGCGCTGCCTGCCGCTCCTGGTAGGAAAGAGCCCAGTGCCTGCGTGGGGCTAAAGCCGCCAATGGTGCCGCCACCACCAAAATAACCCATGGCACCTGACATTAAGGCCTCTTTAAGGCTGCCGCCTCCCGCCAAAGTTACGCCGCCGGATACCAGCGCGGCGGTCCCTGCCTTACCCAACGTCATGCCGATCGACGTTGGTCCGAGGAGCATGGCCAAGCCCACAGTAGCCAAGACTTTTCCAATGGGGTTTGAAAGGACCTTCTTGACTGCGCCAGTAACGCTTTTCCAAAGCTTTTTGAGGAAGAATTCAGGCAGGCCTGTGACGGGATTAATTGTTCCAGAGCCGCCACGGGCCTTAAGCAGCTGCGCCTCTCCAGGCGTGATGTGCGCCAGCATGGTGTCGCCATTGCGTCCCTGAGACGCCATGTAAGAAGCCACATCTGCCAAACCGCCTTGGGCCATGGTCAGAGGTTGTCCCCCATTGATGCCCTGCATGGCATCTGCGCCCTGTATGGGCGGCATGTCCATCATGGGGGCCTGCGCTCCCTCAAACTGCATCAACTGCAGCTCATGCAAGGCAGAGATCATCGCGCCCAGGAATCCGGGGTCATACTCTTCCGGGAGGTCTTCCGCGTCAACAGCATCGCTGTCTATGAGGTTTTGACGCAGCTGGGCGTACTCGCCCGGGCGCTGGGACATGTAGACCAGCGTTTCAAGCATTGAGGATATTTCAGCCGCCGAAAGCTCCACTTCCGCCATACTCTGGCGAATCTCGGCCTTAAGCGCGGCGTATTCTTCGGGGCTGCGCTGTTGCAGCACCGTTTGCGCAGCATCGTATGAGTCTGCGCTTGAGACAATCGGTTGCTCGTTTACAGGCGCTTCGCCTTGCATGGGCATGCCTTGGGGCAGCGCCATGATTCCTTCATTCGCCATGGTGGTCCTTTCCAGTTTTTGCCAGTAGCCTCGCTTAGGGCTGCGCGCCGGGAAAGGACGCGTTAATGGCAAGATTATCCCTTAAATCCCCACGCCCTGTCCACTTATCACGCCCTGTCCATCTCTAGATAGGACAGGTAAAAGTCAACTGTCGCCTGTGAGCTGGTGACCTTGATTACATCGGCCGTTTCTAAGACGCAGGGCACCCCGCTTAAGACGTCCAATGTCTGGTTCGTGGGCAGTGCATAGCCCTTCAGCAAACAAAATGCAGTAGCCCCGCCAGCCGGATAGACGTTGACCGTCAAAGCGGTGGTAGAAGCGTTCCTGTTCGTCACCCGCAAAGAGGACAAAACACCCGTATTTGCAGCTGGCGCGGTGTAGATTGTTGTTTCAGTCGCAGCTGCCGGAGTGAGGTATTTGCGCAGGTATTTGTTTGCCATGATCAGTTCGCCGATACAAAGTTGATGGTAAGAATCACTGACGGAATGGCAGGGCGCGTGGGACTTGTGCCAGCAGCATAGTTCTGAATAAAGACGTTCAAATTATCCGACCACCAGGCAACTTGCAAGTAGTCGTTGGTGGGATCATCTACAGTGAAAATACCAGTAATCGCTGGAACTATGTGGGACCAAATACTGGCGCTTTTACGAGCAGGCACATCAAAGCGTGTGTTGCTCAACGGGTAGTTGACACCAGTGTCCTTGGCCCATACCTCAAATTCAGCGACTGTATTGCTGCGGTTTGTTACCTGCAAGGTAAATGTCACCAGGTACTGGCCAGCACAAGGAACTTTGATCCGTGAGCCGCTTTCCACGGTGATACCGTTGGAGAACGCAGGAGCAAACGTAAGCAGGTTCTCACCCGTGATGCTGGCGTTTGTTTGGTCCTGGTCCGAGATCATCATTGCCTGGGGCAAGATGATGCCGTTGCTGTTCTGAAACCCACGGATACCACCAGCAAACCCGCCTCCCGCTCCGCTGCCCATGCCCATCCACGTAGCAGCCGCCGCAGTGTCCTGACTGGTAACCGGCGTGTACGTGTTGTTAAGCTGCAGAATAATCTGCTCAAGCGAGCGCACCAGCTGGTTGAACTGCGCCGGGTCGTAGTCCGTCTGATTCGCGTTGGGCAGGCGGACGTTGGTGATCTTGCTCATCGAATGCCGTCCGGTTGAATATCAACGCGCATCGTGCCAAAGCGCCAGTTGCCATTCAGGTCGCTGCTTTCAATCCGCAACTGAATCTGGCGGCCGCGTGCGCGAGTGTCCACTTTATCCGTGGTGGGCGTGATGATGTACGGGTCCAAAGAGCTTGGCGTGGCGCTGGTCTGTGGGTACAAGCGCAAGAGCAGCCGCACCGTCAGATTGCCGACTTGATTTTTGAAGTCTGGGATAAAGCGCTTCATGAACAGCACCTGGTCCCCGTCGCCAATGTCAAAGTAACCTGAGTAGATGTGGGCCTCAATCGGCAGGCCATCATCATTTACCCCGGTCTCCTGGTTGTACAAGATGGACCTTCCGGCGGTTAGGCCAACAATGGGGGTAAGGCTCGACTGCACTGACTCCGGATCGTACTTTGTGGCCAAAGGTAACGGGAATGACCCAGTGTCCCGCCACGCAGTGCGAGCCAGGGTGCCGATGGACCAGACATTTTCCAAGTAGTTGTACGTTACCGACCGATTGACATACGAGCTGTCGGCGGTGGGGTAGAACCACGTGACCTCGTTGAACTGGGTATTGATGGCCACGTTGACGGAAAACCCTTGGGCGGTGTTGATGTTGTCGTACACGTAGTCCTGCACGGAGGACGGAATTTTTTTCACCGTACCGTCAAAAACAAAGAACGCGTCCTTGCTCATCCAATACGCCACACCGTTGACGTCAGCACAAGCATGCGGACCAATAATTCCGCAGTTGGCCCCCAGCTGCTGGAAACCGAAGGTGTACGGAGGTCCAATAAATTGCTGGCCATGCAGCGCGGTATCCGTCCAGATCAAAATCTGTCCTCGCGACCGCAGTGCGGAGATGATCTCGTTACCGTCCGTGAGCCGTTGTCCGCCGGCCGTGTTGGTGGCGGTGGCAACAAAGTCACCAATGTTCTCTTGGCTTGAAAAGCGCACAAACATCGGGTCTTGACTGGTCGGGTCACCAAGCACGGATTCCGTGCCAAAGCACACCAGGTGTCGGTCGGGCGTGGAGATCAACGCAAACGTGCTTCTTGTTGGCGCTCCAGCAAGAACAGTGGCCCGTGTTGAAAGGCCCGAGGCTGGGGACCACTGGAATACCTGCCCGTTCACCAGCTGCATGATCAGGTCTTGGCCGTAGTTGTCAAACTGCCAGACACGGGAGCTTAGGGCAAGGCCGAGAACAGTGGGAGGGCGAGGTGTGTTCCAGGAAAAAGAGTTCCATGCACCCGTGTTCCAGCCATAGTCAAAGAAGCTGACGTCACTTCCCACGCTGATTTGATACACCCCGTTGGCCGTGCCAGCGGTAGAGGCGGTGGACGTGGCAGCGGTGGGAGACAGGATTGTGTACTGGCTTCCGCTCAAGACCTGTTGGATTTCAAACTCGTTTGTTAGGGTGGCATTAAGGATGCCCCCAGGGTTCCCGGTAACCGTGTTGAAAGTGACAAAGTCCCCGACCACTGCACCATGACTGGCATCGTTAACCGTGACTATGGCGGAGCCGTTAGTAGTGTTAAAGGTAACTGCGTCAGTTGCCCGGATGGGGGTGATGTCAGCCCAATCACCGCCATAAAAAACATAGACTTTTCGGTTGGTGCCAAGAACCATGTATGGTGTTCCGTCCAACGCATTCCAGGTAAAAACCTCGGAAACGGCCCCTACAAAGTAGATTTGCGGGGTGTTAAACGATTCCCAGCCGCCTATCTTTTCTGGCAGGCCATAGCGGAATCGGACAAAGTCGCAGTCTACCCATCCGCCTTCCGCACCGTATTCGGTGTTCTGTTTGTCAATGCCAGGCTTGAGGAACAGTCGCAGGAGGGCCATTTTTACCCCTTTGCGGCACGCATGTTATCAACCAAGTTTGGGTATGGACGACCTGCTTTTTTGGCGGCGGCCTTTGCAGAGGCCTTCTTTGCGGGGGTCAAAGCCTTGGGCTTTCCAATGCTTTTAGGGCGCTTTTTGTCCCAGATCGGCGTGGCTTTCATGTGTGACTCCAATTACTAAGCTGTTAAGACGTTGAGGGCGGTGTTAATGTGCGCAACCCTGTCTGCAAGCCCGATTGTCCCACCGTTAATCTTCTTTGTCATCCCGGTGAAGTCCTTAGCATCGGCCTCCTTGTTTAAGCCGCGCTTGTTCCAGTACCACGCAGCCGTCAGGGCTGCGTTTTCTTTGGTCAGAACCAAATCAGGATTGGCCACAAAGTCCACTCCCAAGGCATCAGAGGCGAGGCGGTAGTTGTCCTTGCCGGTCAACTGGATCAGCCCCCGGCCACGGTACTTCCAGCCATCTCCCTCGTCCGTGTTGCCCATCCGGCCAGAGTAAACCTTGTTGGCAATCTTCTCGGGGTTGCGGTGGAACGGCTGCGCAGCCTCCTCAGACGGGAAGCGGCTTGGCCAAGTGGCGTGCAAACCCTTTGCGCTGTAGTTCAGGTTCTCTTGCAGGGTCTTGAAATTGCCAGACTCATGGGCGCACTGGCCGATAAATGCCGCTTGGCGCTCGGGGGTGCCGATGTCAAACCGATGGAATGCCGCCGTCAATGGCTCCAGCCAAGACGGGTCGATGTGCATTTCCTTGAGTTGGTCTTCGGTCATTTTTTGCCCCGCATGTCTGCAAGTTTCTCAACTGTGCGGCCACCGAAGTAGGCCAAGAAAATGATCTGCCCCCACTGGCCCAGCAGTTGCACGTAGGATTCCTGTGCGTTGTACCCGTAGGCAGACATCATGGTGAACACGAAATAGGCCACGAAGATGGCAATCAGCGCCATAGGCCGGATGTTCTTGGACAGCCACGAGTCGCTACCCATGTCGGACCGCCAGCGCTCGGTGATGGATGTCTGCTCGATCTCAAACAGCTTGGTGTCGTTGGCCATTTTGGCCAGCTCACCGTCTTGCGCCATCTTGGCCAGATCAAGTTGCGCCTTGGCTTTGGCCTCTGGGTCTGGGATAAGCTTGTCAATGAGCTTGCCACCCACCTCAAGAAGTGCTGTCAATGGAAACATCGCTTACCCTTTCAATTCAAAACTGAGGTTGGTGTGGCGGGGATACTGCACCACGCGCTCTCCCTCGGGACACTTGTATTTGATGGTTGCCAGCAGAGTTGCCTTGCCACTGGCGATTTTCTCTTTTCTCACCATGGTGAGCTGATAGGTGAAGGTGTCGATTTCTGGCCCCGCAGGTCCGCTAAATTTACTGGCAGTGGTTGTGGCCTCATGCACCATACCCGCCGCATCCCGGATGCTTGGGGTAAAGCTCTCAACAGAGCAGTCGTCGCGCTTTTTGATCCGCGCAACCGTCACGTTGATGGGCTGTCCAGCCTCCGCTACGATTTTGAAATTCTCGGGTGACCACTCGATGATCGCCCGGTCAAACACACCAAACTTGTCGGCCAGCGTGTAACTGCCACCTAGCGCAGCAACGCTTGCGGCAACGGCTCCAATGGCTTTGGTGAGGTCAACCATAAAAACTCCAAATAAAAACGCGGGCGCACCACAGGGACAGCCCAACAAGAAAGGCCGCTGCACAGAATGCTACGGCCCAGTCTTTCATGGCACCGCAGGGGTGGTTGTTGTTGTTGTGGTGTTGGTGCTGGTCACCACAGTTGGAGTAGCCGTATTGTCAGTAATGCCGCCACCAGCAAGGCGACCACTGTTGCCAGAGTTTGACCCACTGTTTGCTCCAATCGAGTAAGTGCCTGCGCCGATCACACCATTGCCGCCAATCGTTGTCACGTTAGCTGCTGGCGCTTGAATCTGCGAGGCGATGCCCACAAACGCTGCGTTGGTGCTGACACCCAGAGCTGTTGCATTGTCAGACTGGCGCATGCCCAGCGTGGTCTGCTTGTTCACGGTATACACCTGCCCGATGGTTGGCAGCAACAAGCCTGTCCATTGCATGGCGTAGTCGGCCCATGACTTGGGGGCGTTGATCTGCGCGTTCTGCTGACCACCACCCATTTGCAGGGACATGACCGCAGCGACCTTGGCCGTGGTGTCGCCCTGCCGGGCAATGTCGGCAAGAGCTTGGAACCGTGCCGTCTGGGCCGCTGCTTGCGCTTTGTGGGCGTCAGCATAGGCCTGGTACTCGGCAGTGGCGCAGCCTGTCAAGGACAGGGCGCAGACGGCCATAGCAAGTAGTCTCATGGTTGCTCCTTTACGTAAGTCATAGCGTCTGGTCGGCTATTGTTAAAGTATTAGCTGCGCTCGCCGCAGTTGGAGTCACTACTCCCTCGGTATGCTGGATATTAGACGGACTGTAACTAGAGACAAGAAGTCCCCCT